CCGTTAATGATTCGGTTCTTTCTGCTGATTGAGTTTATAACGCCGATTGCTGCTGTATTGGCTGCAATGTCCGTGGTGTTCGTTGCAATGTCGGCGAAGTTAGCATCAACTTCGGCATTGGTTAAGGGAGAACCCTTGGTCGCTCTTAATGTAATTGCCATAGTCTATTTCTATTCGAATTTCTGTACAATTGTTTTAAGGACATTTTTAATATCAAACAGTTCCTCTTTTAGACTATTTATATCATCACACATCTGGTTCATTTGCAATGAACGAACTTTGCCTTTCTTATATGCGGCTAATCCAGAATGGTCGACGGAGAGTAACGCCCCCGTTTCTTCATCGCGTTGATATTTATCCCGTGATAAGGTGGTGTGATTTCCTACGCTTGCAGAGCTATGCATCTTAGTTCCTTTGCTTCTGGTGTTTTAGAGGTGTTTGAACTTAAAAATACCAACTTAGTTGAGAATTGCTTGTAGTTGGTAAACGTCACAGTGCCCTTGACTGCTGTTACTTTAGCGGCTGGTCCGGTATACGCTAGGTGAGCCTGAGTGCCACTAGTATGTATTGGCGCGGTCGAATTAGTTACATAACTACTATCAGCAGTATACATATTAGCGCCATTAAATACCTGTTGCCCGGTTGCATACGTTGCGGTTGATGTCCATTGCGTGCCAACTACGACAGTAGGAGCATCCGAATAATCTCTACCAGGATTAGTTAGTATGAGACTAGTGATTGCACCGCTACCGTTTAGCAGAGCGTGACCACTAGCTGCACCAGTGCTGAATGTTAAGATAGGAGCTGATGTGTATCCCGATCCCGCTGTGGCGATAGTAAGGTCTGTTACACGATCTGTTGTATATGTATATTGACCTTCCGCATTCGTATCGGTTGGATTTATCTTGAATCCAAAATCAACATAAGCAGTTTCTGACATCGCGGCACTCTTAGGGCTAAAATCATCATGACGAACCAGTTTGATCCATGATATATCTCTAATGAAATCAGCATCATCTTCAGCCGACATAAACTTACCCCAAACTTCGACAGCCGATCCTGATGGTTGCTTTAATGCAACTTGGACCAGAATATCTTCTGCCTCCATTCCTTGAGCTAATATCACTGGCTTGTTGATGAAACGTGCGATAGCGCCACCTTGATTTCCAGCTTCGTTGGTAGAGTCGTTGTTGATAACATTACTCTTAATGAGCATCGACATCCTGGTAGTATCTATAACTGGTGATAGCTTGGTATCTGTAGTCTTAAACACTACTTTATGGTTGAACGTTTTCGCGCCACTGGTAGTGTAATTTTCATTTGAATATGATCTTATTGCCATTTCAGTAGCAACATTTTTTCTTGAGTCAACCGCTATTGTCTCATATGCTGCGCCTGCTATACCAGAAGATGCATCAGTGGGCGCAAACGAATGTGCGAGTGAAGTTTTAGAAAAATCAATATTACCGATCGTGGTTCTTACTTGATTAAACTTTTTATCCAACACGGCAGTAACATCAAATATCGTTCTTGGATTGCCACTGGCCGAACTCCTGTCTGCGAGCAATGGAGATACGATTGCTCCAGATGTTCCATCCCTAAAGTGACCTGAGGTGACTCGAAACACACCAGTTTCTTTCAGCGCATTCATCTCGACACATATGCCCCTATTCAGAGGCAAGTTGAAGCTAGCCCCAGTGCCGCTGCCAGTTGTGGAAGTTTGTGCGGCTGCGGATGGATCTTCACCACTTACCCAAGCAGGTGAAAGATCGCCTGGATCGGTGACAATATATGAAGTAATTCCTCCGCTCGTCACGGTGACTACTTTAACCTTAACACCAGTTAGCGCCGCCGAGCCTGAATCAGTTTTAGTCGCCAATGTGATAATATCATCCACCGCATGGCCACTGCCTCCCGTAACTACAGCAACATTATCAAATCCATGAACAACAGATCCAACAGCAGGTTTGCCTGATCCAATGTTACCGAGCTTCAGAAAATCCACATTACTGTTATTTAAGTGCGCTGAACCAGTAACACTGGTGTCGAACTCTGCTCTCATTAGTCTATAAGTAATATCTTCTGCTTGATGTGCGTTCCACGTTCTGTTATTTGCAGAAGTAAATAGAATCCCACCAATGTTGGTATCTTCTTGAAAGACTCTATTGGTAGTATTAATCTTGTTTGCGCCTAACTCGGATACCCAGATGTTATACTCAGGTGAGTTTCCTTGTGGAAGAAGTACGAAACAATATTCCGTGCCGCCTTTGAGATATACGGGAGCATCGAAGGTGAATGTAGTTTCCTTTGTCGGGTCTACTGATGAGTCATCTGGATCTTTTCCAAAATCTACAATTCCTTCAGCGTCTTCGGTTGTGATGTTTACGCTTGCAGGAGAAAGATATGATTCTCCGTATGGTAGAATTGTCTTCGCGGGATAACCGTTAACAACTTCTCGCAACTGACAGGTGATGCCCTCTGTTGCTGATTTACTTCTGAAAAACACCTTCACATCGGTGATAAACAATCCGTCGGGAGAAGAAACTGAAAACGTCTGTGCAATAGGATCCGCTGGTCCCCTTATCTGTGGCATCTGAGTTACGGTGGAATTTGCAGTAATATCAGTTGTGACTGATGCCTCAGAGGTTACTCCGAGACTCAAATTGACATTCGCAATTTCAACAGAGGTGACTGTAGTAAAATCGCCGACAACTGTAGTCACGGGCGAAGTTTCGCCGAAACTAATGGATGGAAGCTGTGTACTGATAATCGTTTTTTGTGCGGTCGTTGATAGACCAAATGCGGAAAATGCAGTATTGGATGAAGTCGTTACAAAACTGGGGCGATCTTTTACGTCATCTGAGAATCTAAGAAGCCTTTCGCCAGTGATGAACTGCCCGCCGGGTAAGTAGTATAGTGCAGCGAAATTACCATCAACATCAGTTACTGGATGAGTGCCCGTAACATCTGTTGCGGCCGCGACGAACGCCGCTTTTTTCGCTAATATATCAAGTGTGTCATCGGCAATTATAGCCTTTGCCGCTGCATAGCCTACTGGGCGAACATTTGCAGACTGAGATACTCCATCAAAGAAGGCATGTAATTTTGTGCCCGGCTTGAGTCGAGTACCAAGAACACACAAAACATCAGACCGCATAAATGTATTAACATCAACCGCAATTAATCTAGAACCAAGATCCATCGTGGTTGGGGTGTTGGAGCCGGCTTGTGCAGTCAACATAGATGAAGTTGCGCTCTGTGTAATAGTCTGTGACTGAGTAATCACATCACCCGACATAGCACCAGTTACACCAACACTACCTTCAACACCAACACTGCCGCCTATATCAACGACCCCGCCGCCGCCAAAATTCGCGCCGAATGCATCGTTCATCGGTGCGCCTTCTGCATTGGCGCCGAGTGTACTTTCTGCTGCAAACTCAGTGGTAGCAGATCCTTCTGCCATGAACGATGCCGATGACGGATCATTAGCAACTCCAGCAAAATTCATTTCATATGAGGCAACAATCTGTGCCTTAGATATGTTATCAGCCAACTCGCCTGCAAAGAGATCAAGGGACTCATCGATGAGCGCCAAATCATCCAGCTCTTCGGTATCAACGTGATTCTGTGATCTAGGATATACCGCAAGATCGCCAACGTAATCAAACAACAATTCACCAACACAATTTCTAGCTTTAGAACTAAAGTCGTTGGAGCCAAATTTCACAGTAGTATAAGGAAGAGTTAATAGATTTCCTGTTTTTCTGATATTCGTAGATGAGTTAGAATTATATGCGAGATTTGCATTATCTTCTGTATAACCAGGACCAACGCTATTAGTGACAGGATTAATCGCGGCTTTAAAGCCGGGATCACTTACTGCACTTAGAGCATGGCTATCAAATACATTGACGAATATGCCATTCTTAAATCGATCAAGACCATTAGCATCTAGAATCTTCATGCTCTCGGCCTCTCTCTCCATTAGAGATAGTGCAGTATAATACTCTAATCGATTGATTCTTTTTTCTATGGCAGAAATATCGCTCATAGTATAACGCCTGGTCTGTAGCAATCTCTTACCAACAGTCAGCCCTGGCTTCTGAAATACCTTTCCTAAGAATGGTGAGATAGAAGGATAAGGAGGAATACTGAGTTCCGCAATGGGCATACCAAAATCTACTGCTGGTGATCGGGGAGATACGGAGGGAATTCCCTCTACTACAACGAATTCGCCCGTATCGGTAATTACAATTTTATCAATCCTGGGTATATAATACTGCACATCGGTCGTGAAGTTTGTATTTGGATTTGGTATTTGTAACCCACTAGGAGGAGAGGCAAAGGTCTGACCCGTTGCCGGATTGGATGTCGCAGTAGTAGAATAATTATTCTCAACAACATTGGCTGTAGCCTGCACATATGGACGAAAATCAATACAATCTCGAAGCGAGTATTTGCCCGTAACTTTTGAGCGATACTCTGGTATCTCGTAAGTAAATATTTTACCAACTGCGCCATTATCATCGACTGGATATGAATCAACGGAAAACCATGTACCCGTACCAGAAGAGTAATCGGGCGTAAAACATTGTAGCTTAACAACAATATACTTATTGGTAGTGTTAAGCTGTCCCGGATTAGCAATCAATCGGCCGTGCCCATACATATTGTCTGCTTGGCCGCTGTCAAGGGTAAACTTATTCCTTTGATCTTGCCCAGTAGTAGTATATCCATCTGCACTAACGAATACGGATTGAATCTTGAATATATCAGGAATACCTAAATTCCAAGGACCATACGCACCACCTGCGTTTCCATCGGGGTCACTGAGTAGGTCTGTAGTCTTAATCTTGACATATACATCAGATTTCAATACCTTATCTACAGGAGTAGTGTTCGTATTCGTGACATTTACGAGCAGAGTGGCATTCATTGATGTATTAATAGAACCAAGATCGAGCGTTATTCCAGTTGAAGCTACCACGGTAAACATTGCGGGTGTCAAGGGAATAACTTGTCCTTTCAGATATGCAGTTGCCGATCCCCCGGTCGGAGTAATAGTTGCAGCTTCGGAGCAAATTAGGGTGAAATTATCGTTGATTAGTGTCTGTGTGATACTGGCGCTATAGGGAAAAGTCATCGGTAGCGTAGCGGTGATTGCCGAAATACCACTCGTAGCAAACGTCATTGCATATTCTTCTTGGTGAACATACTGTGTATCGAAAGCGCCACCGCCTCCAGCAGCAAGTGTTTTGGCACTTTTGTATGGGGCTCGAAATAATAATTTATTTTGGGTTGGTTCTTTTAGTACCGCAATTGCAGTCGGCGAACCTTCAAGTACAATGTCAGCAAAACCACTATCGGTACTTGCAGAGTGATAGATGCCTTTGATGTCACCCAGTGCGCCGCCTGTGATTTTAATGTCGTAAAGATATATGCGATACTTACATGTGGACGTACCGATTGTGCCTGTGTCATAAGCAACATGCTTGACCCTGGCTTGGCCAATAATAACATCGCCGCCGGTTGCTCCTGCAGCAGCGGCTGAACTGAACGCTCCACCGGATACAGCAACCCTCGGCGTAGTAGCACTAAAAAGTTTTACTAGGTTGCCGTCTCTGATATTCCATTTACCACAAAACTCGTCAACAAGAAAGTAGTTGCCGTATGCAGTTGATACCGTCTGGCCTGCTTGTGTGAGGGTGGTATTTCCCTTATTAACGGGCAACACAGTACTCGTGCCGAAGCTATGTCTATATCCATTGACGTATGCAGTACCGCTGCCAATAGACAGTGCGAGTTTTGTTTGAAGTCCGCCATCGGCGGCCGAGAACTTACCCCGATTGGATCCAGTTGCCAAATGCTCATCTAATGTGATTGCAAATGCTTTTGTGACATAATTGCCTGATTCTTCTGAAGTTCTCTGTGCAAGGATTTTACCCAACTTGGCGAGTTGTTTCAGATCATCGGGAATTTTCTGATAGTATTCGCCATTAATAATCTTATCAGTTGCTATAAACTCATCATCTCCTTCTTCATCAGCATCAATTGCGAGTTTTGCAATTTCAGTGGAAATCTTATATCGATCTGCGCCTGGTGCATTATAGTTAAACGTGCCGCTTGCTGGATCAAGAAGACTTGTATCTCCATCAGAGGTTATAATACTCTCTTTTACTTTCAGACCGACCCATGAACTAGCAATCGGAGTGTACTTATCTACAATAATTTCCTGTCGCAAGTGAGTTACGAATTGATTCTTCATGAAGAAAACGCCGTCGGCGATTACAAAGAATAATCCGTAGCCATAGTAGTTATTTCTAAGTGACCAGCCAGCGATTTGGGCAGCAGTTGGATTAACGGCAGAGTTGTGGGTGTTATCTACAACAAATGTATCGCCATTCCTACCAGAGTCTGTGCTTGTGACGGTGAGTGTTTCGTCTGCGATAAAGTGAACCGAACTGGCTTCATTGCCAGCTTCAGTGGGGTTTCCGCCCGTATATGCAAGATATAACGTTTTCTTATCAACTGCATGACTGTCGCTGCCAATTACTGTCGATAGAATCTTTGCTTTTATTCCAGTAACAGATCCTGTCACTGTATCGCCTACATAGTTAATAAGTTCAGCATCTACAATGGTTACACCCGAAACAAGTGCATTAGTATCATTAATTTTTATGAAAGGCTTTCGGAGAATAGTTGCTTCACCGCCGCTAACACGCGCGCCCTCAGTTAGATTAAACTGAGCGTGATTGCCAATTGCCGCAGTAAGATAGGATTGAAGTTGTGTTAGTTCCCTAGCTTGGACTGCTACGCCCGGCTTAAAAAGAACTTTCTCAAATTGCTTACTAGGATTGAAGTCATCGTAATAAGGTGAGATGTTTAAGTCTAATGCCATTTTCTTTATTCCTAAAATTTAAATACGACTTTAATGGTTTCTATTTGATCGACATCCCTAATTATAGGACGTCTATTATCCATGTAGATAATATCCCCAGAATATACATCAATTTCTGGGGCTGTTACACTAACTATGACGGGACCATCTGCTGGCACCGTTGATGCGACAATAGTGCCCGATCTCTCGTTAGTGAGAATTGAGGATGTAGTAATGATTCCATAAAATCTTTGTAAGTAAATGACATCATATGTGCCATTCGAATTAAGATCATATTTTTGTATTACGATGAATTTACCGCCAGAATTAGATGTTATGATATCATCTAATTCGTATTCGTCAGGATTAGATACCGCAACGACATAACAAGGAGTGCCTATAGCTTGAGTAAACAAGTTAGAAGAAAACACCGAGGGTGGTATCGGAAACTCATGTATGTTCTTAATTATACCGATCTGTCTGAAATCGTTCCCCGCAGGAGGATTCGATGCATACACATCTCCGATTATAATATCTTGATTGTCATTCACGAAAGACAAAGTAACGCCAACATTCTTTGCAAACAATTCTTTCTGTGGGTTAGCTCCATGTCCATATCTTGGTGATATAACAGCCCTAAATGTCGCAAGTGTACCACCGCTCACCGTTTGAGTGATTGTAACATCAGCAAACGTATATCCGAGGCCTGCAGCGACAATAGTGATACCCGTTATCTCTCCTCGCGAATTGATTGTTGGTGTTGCAGATGCTCCTGCGCCGTCACCGGTAATCAATACAACAGCATCCGCAGCATCATAATCTTCGCCGCCAGTGAGAACTTTTATTTTATCAATCGTTCCCCTGAGAGCAGATGTTTCAACAGTCGGGTCAGGGTCGGCGGAGTCAGTTGAACCAAGCGTGACATTTGCTGCCGCGTTCGATCCCCCGCCTCCCGTAAATTTAACATGCGCGAATGAATATCCATATCCTGCGGTGTTTAATGTAATGCTTTGTACTGCACCAGAGGCAATTACAGCAGTTGCAGTTGCACCTGTGCCGTCACCCTCGATTGTTACAATGGGAATTGACGTATATGAAGAACCCCCTGCCGTTACTGCGATAGTATCTATCTCTCCGTTTATATCAAATTCAGGCCTGCCCGCACCAGACGCTTTTCTTACAGGGAGATACTCCAATGTAAGAAATTTACTTTGATCCGATTCGCTCACCTGAAACATGAATTTCCATTTATAATCATCACTCGTTATAACCACTGCATCGCCAGTACTAGTGGGCTTCACTGTGCTGGTTGCTCCTCCGTTATTTTCAATGCATTTATAGACATTGAAATCAGAAGTCATAACATAAAAATTACTAGCTGAGAGAGTCGTGGCTCCACTTGCTGCTGGTATGGCAATAGTGTATCCGTCATCATGCTCATCATACACTGTACCAGATACCCAGTCGATGCGTCTAGCCAAAAGACAAGCATCTTTCGGCTGGACTCTTTTTATAAAGAGAGTCTGTTTTCTGCATTCAGCCAACTGCCTCTGAGAATCCTCAGGGGTGTCGGGTATTAGATCATCGTTCCAGGCTAACGCTCTACTCGCATAGAAATGAAAGTAGTCATTCTCGTTATATATATCCCGATAAAATGATCTAGCAGACTGTTGTCTGCCCTGGTCTGTAAATAATAGAGCCACGTTAAACTTCTCCAGTCAAATTAATGATTCTTATGAATCGGCAACTGTAACAGTCCAGGTAATTTTTAAAGTATCAGCAGCGCCTTTGTTCACGACAGCAAATACTGTACGACAAAGTAGTGTGCCACCAGATGCAGCATTCAGAATACCAGCTTCAACAACGGCGCCAGTACCAGTACCAGCCGGAAAATCACCAATATATTGAACAGCCGCGCCGGTTGCAGTAGAGGATGTCAATGCAACACGCGCATTTTCTGTAGTAAGTGCGCTATCAGCGGCGACGGCTGCTGTGTTGTCTGTGCCAATCGCCATGTGACTCATAGCAGTTCCTGCGCCTGCGAGGCGGGATGCTATGAGTCCTAGCCCATCAGTAACAACTACGTTGGTTACAAGTCGTTCTTCTTTCAATGTACCATCTGGTCCATATAGGGCTACTCGTAGCTTGCCCTTTGCGCTTAATTTAGCAGTTTGATTTACCATTTACCTTCTCCTAGTTTTTCGTTTATTTGTGCTGTGTTATCTATATTATTTATAAGGGTTATGAGATACTTCTGATTTCATTTGCAACATAATTTTCCAAGAAATAATCGACAGAAAGTACATAATCTTGTTGTGTGATGTTACCAGATTCTGCCATTGACCCTGTATCTGTTTTATTTATAGTTGGGAATGTGACCACATTCGTATCTGCCATTTCCGCCGAGTCTGTCTTGTGAAGACCAGCTGTGATTGGAGCAACATCTTGCATCGCAATCAACTCGGCCACTATTTTATTTGGTACTAGTAAAGCCTGACTATCTGCCACATCGATAGAATCAGTAGATATCTTGAATATATAAAAATTATTTAGCACATCCGCTATATCCACTGACTCAGTGTATCCTCTGACATATCCTGGTTCAAGGACAGCAACGTCTTCGATTGTATATGAATCAATCGCACTTGAATTTATAGTGAATATGGTTGACTCATTCACTAGACAGTCTTCAGTAAAGATAGGTTCAATGCCAATTACTGGCACATCTTGCAGTAGAACAGGAACTTCGCTCTTAACTAGACCCGATCCAAGTGATATGGGATCGGATACTGCAACAGTTTCTACATTTCCCAGGCTTTCGATATTCATAACAACGACATCTTGTACCAACACAACTTCAATGTCTGCTGGGACAACAAAGAACATTAAATCAGTAGCTATTGTCATTCCACTTCCAACATCGACTACGTTGCGGATTTGTAAATCTGCATAGCCGATCATGCCTGCTGGATGAGCTGCTCTCTTGACGTACTCACCCCAGTCAGACTTTGGTCTTTCAGAGCGAATCTGGTATGAAAAGGATTGATAAATTTTATTGTCTTGTAGTCTATTTGAGTTGGACAAGAATCCAGAAGATGATCCATATACTCCAGGATATACAGCACTATAGCCAGTAGTGCATGTTATTGATATCTGGACGCCAGTTCTTGAGATTATGTTAGTATTAAACTCGGATGACTGGAATCCAATACCAACTACAACGACTTCAAGTGCAGTTGGATAACCAGTTGCACCTATCTGGGTAATACGCACAAACGCATTATTTGCTATAGATGTTAACGTGTAATCTTCCGCAAAATAATCTGCTGCGTATTCGGCTAATCCGGTTCCTTCATTTACTGGAAATGTTTCACCTACTCTGAAACCACCCACCGAGGCGCTACTTGATGTATATGTAGCTCCAACCAGAATTCTCTGTACTAATGCTCGTTTGTGTTCTGGTTCTAATCCACTCTCTCCAGCCAAACTTATAAACGTTGTTGTTGGATATGATGAGATATGTATGTTAGGAACATTGTTGTACCCAACACCCTGTTGATCAGTTGGGAACAATATCGAGGTAACTGCACCAGCGGTGATTCTACTTTCAATCACGGCAGGCGTTGATATCGTGTCTGCTAAGTTGGGAGTGATATATACTTGCGGATTGTGTATATATTGAGAACCACCCGATGTTATGGTTGCACCAAATATCTTACCGTCTGCAATTGTCGCGACATTAAATGTCAGTGCTGCGGCCGCAGTGCCACTGGTACCCAACTGAGAATCTTGTATAGTGATTGTTTCGAGTGGAGCAAAGTTATCGCCTGCAGCGATAACCGTTACTGTAGCAGCGCCAGATCCACCAACTACAACAGTGAACGTAGCCCCAGATCCATTTCCCGCAGTTGTATAATCGCCTGCCCCGATAGAGTATGTGCCAGTAGTTCGGTTCACATCTGCCGCGCCAATCGTGTCAACTGTTGCTATTTTGCCGCCTATAACAGCAGTTGCTTCAAATCCTGTTCCATTGCTGGTCAGAACGAAACTTGAATCCAAGTCCAGAATGAGTTCGTATGTCTGGGGCGAGGTATATGCAATCTTTTTAACTTGAGTTACATTCGCCTTCTTTTTCTTGGTAGTAGTAACAGATCCGATTGATTCATTGTAATGTAAGACTACAGACTTACCAGAAAGGTTTACTGGATCATAAACATTGGCGCCACCAACCAAGTCGTTGGCTTGTACCTTTATCACATAATCTTTAGTCCATGTGTTATCGGACGGGCGCAGGGTGTATTGATGAGGAACAAACACTTCAATAGTTTCATTATACATGATTCTAAACAGGAGCTCGATTGCTTTCACGGACCCCTTAGCAGTGTAGAAATCTTTAACATTCTTGAGTAGCGTATCTTTGGTAGTAGCTAGAGTTACCGGAAAATCTTTGCCGTACTGTTCAAAAAATGTGGTTAAGAAATCCGTAGAAACTTCTTCCGAATCGTTTAGATAATCGAGGTCTAATCGATCTTGCATTGTGTGCAAGAGATTTGTAGGACCTATGCCATATGCAGTCGTGTTTAATTCATTGAACTCATAATACTTTTCAATGAATGTAGCCATTACCGGATATTCGTCTAAAATGTATTCAGGTAGTTGATTCTTGATCACCGGCGATGTTTTATCGACCCGATACTGGCCTGCTTTGTTAATTCGGTCAAGTTCAACAGTGAATGTCGCGCCACTGCCGTTGTTAATCTTTGTTACAATAGCCGTGATATCATCTTCAATGCCCAACCCACCGATCGCGACACTGGATATAGTGATTATATCACCTACAGCAAAATCCGTTCCCTGTGAAGGAGTAATGGAGGATATTCCACCGACACTATCTACAGTCAGTGTTACCAATAGGTCTGTGCCTATACCATTCGATGTAGTAGCAACATTCGCATATGTACCCGCATCTCTCCTGCTATCGGGAATAGTAGTATTGAGAATAGAGGTTGGCCGAGCGACGAGATATGGCACCGGGGCAGTGATATATCCATCTCCAGCTTCCGTCAGTGTGATGGAAGTAAGTTCATCTCCAGTAAGTACTGCCGTACCCAATGCAGTTACGAGTACATCACCCAGTATCGTACTTGTAGGATCAGGAATAACGAGTTTAAGTTCGTCTAATGTTGACTGCCCACCAGGATAATAATCACTGCCAGGAGTTGCAGGAACTATGCTTTTTATAAACTTCCTAAATCTAGGTGTACTCATTAGTCAGCTACTCTTGGGACCATTGTTACAGATATTCCTGGTCTGATATTATTAGGAACATCGGATGCGCTCTTATCTAATGCAAGAATAATGTTTTTGGCAGCAGTTGGAATAACAGCAGAGGTTTGTTCTGCCGTTGTTCGAACAAGTATATCGGTCGATATGTCTTTTGATCCTTCGTGCGGTGTAGCACTTACTCTAATATTTTCTGCACTACCCAATAATGCAACTATATGGAGTGCTGGGATATCAATCGCACCAGTATCATAATCAATAGTTCCTAGATTTTCGATGATCGCAATGCCGTCTCCAGTGGTGACAAGTTGGAGAACACCTGTTCCAGTGTATACGGGAGCAACTACAGTAGCAGAAGGAACATCAACAATATGGCATGTATATGTTGATGTGTTTACCTTAGCTGTGAAGTGATTGGTCCTAATTGAATTCGGCAAAATCTTGTTATTGAATTTTGGCTCATAACGTGTCTTGGCATTCAATGTTGGTACCAGTCTTTTCTGTAGACGCAATTCAATGTTGGTGCCGATGATAGAAGTGGAAACATTATTGATTCTGCTTGCAATGAATGAATAGTAGAAGTTCTTCTTCAGCATATTAAGTGTGCCATCAAAGTAATTTTCTACCTCGGCGACAATAGCAGCTTGTAGTGTATTGGGTGAAAGAGAAGTAACCTTAGGATCATATGTTGCGCTGATGTTCATACCAATGTAGGTATACTCTGGCTCAACAAAATGAGTGGTCATTGTTATTGGCTGTCTTATTGCGATAGTATCGTTCAACAGAGTGGTCTTTTCTGCCTGTGTTATAATAATGCCATCATGTGGTTGCAATGAGACAAAAACTCTTCCGTATATAGGAGGAATATTATCTTCACCACCCCATACGGTAACCGCCCTAATATTTGGATTTGCTGCTTTAATAACAGTCTCATAATCCGTCTTTGTAACGATTCTATTCTTTACTGCATTGTATCGAGTCGCGTTGAATCGAATACTTGCTATATCTTCTAACCGTGCGCCACCGGCTGAATTCACACTAACACTACCAGTTACGCTTTCACCAGAGCCTGTGAATATGGCCGCGTTCGTGAATGCTCTTGCGCCATTGGGTGCTGTGTCATTACAAACAACATACGAGAGAGTTGCGACATTTCCAGCAGCAAGTTTCATGCCCAAGACTCCATCACCGAAAGTTACTTCATACTTACCAGAAGTAGATTCTTCCAGATAAAATACTTTTGAGGTTGAGTCAACATTCACAATATTATCTGAATGTATGTATGTTGTCGTAGAACTACTATTGATATTATCTTTAACAACACAAACAATTGTTGTCGTGTCCACGTTATCATTTGGTATAGAAATTGGGCCCTGTACACTTGCTGCATCGATGAGCAGGGATGTGGTTGTCCTTGTTCCTTCTACTAAAACCATCGATGTCGCTAAAAACTGATCGGCGCCGCCTGCATCATATGTCCGTGATAGTGTTACATCAGTTTCAGGAGTAAATGTATATGCCGTGCCATTCACTGTAGACGTGAATATAGTAGATTTCGGAATATACAGCGTGTTTGACGTATAAGTGGATGCTGGCTTTATAGTCAGATTTACAGTTGCCCGAGATGATCTAGCAGACCGTGGAGTGTATCCCATAGTCTTCGCGATAGATACAACAGAATTTCTCTTAACCGCACTGTCGATAAATGCTTCATTCGCTACCATATGCGACATGACGGCATTGTAGTGGGTGTTGTATGCAAGAAGGTCTACTAAAACAGAAAGACCAGACGCATCGAAATTGTAATCCGAAAATTCACTCTGTGAGGAGAGATGATCTTTTAGATTTGCTTTGATTGTATCAAAGTCTAAATTAGTAACATTTTTAATTGCCATTACTTGTCTCTTTTTGTTTTATTTATATGCCAATTTGGACAGTTGGGTTGAAAGTTGTTGACACTGGCCCGCCACATGCAGCAGTAGAACCATTGTATGCTATTCCCAACACGCCTATGAAAACACTAGTTGATCCAAGCGTTATAGTATTTGCAGGGTGGGTTGTGCCACCAGCAGTATGTTCAGCAACTACATCACCCACCATCAGTATAGGTACGCCGCCTGAGATAACAGCAGTTTGTCCTGGCGTTATTGCACCTGTGCCCGCAACATCAACGACTGTGCCTGGGCCGATTGCTACATCCGGCATTATCTCAGCCTCGAGAGAACGACACCCATTCTCTGTATTTCTCGCATACCAATTAGATAGAAATCAACCTGAACATTATACGTGTGGTCGTCAGGAATAGGATTAACAGAAACCCGTTCTACCTTGACTCTTGGCTCATGGTTTAATAGAGCCTGGGACACTAATGTCTCAAGAACTCCGCTTGTCATATCATCAATTGGCTCAAAAAGAATCTCTCTGATTTGAGATCCCCATGTAGGATCGAAAGGCCTTTCATTCATTGCAGTGTAAATGATGTTCTTTAGTGCTTGCCTGACTGCTTGGACATCGGTCTTTTTTCCAATGTCACCACTGATAAAGTTCTTAGTGAACGTCATATCGATGTCAGTATACAGTTTTGTTGGTTGTTTCTTCATAATTCTATTTATACAATTTCTTTACCAACCGTAGCGATTATATCCACTGGTGTCGACCATTCCTGATCCTTTTTCCCGAACGAATGTAATCTCAACATCGGCGATAGCTTCTATTATGCTTTTAATAGTGGCATGTCTTCCTGTCTTGCTAAACAGTGACTCTATATCGATACTTGGCCTAGAAAGTGCTTCTATTTTTGTATTGCCTCTGCCCTTCAATACGATTTTGCCATCTTCGTCTTTCTCTAATCTCGGAACCAAATCACATATTCTATTTAAGTCTCCTTCAAGTTGTCGTATCAAATCAATAATATTCCTTGGATCATCCAGTAACTCTAAATCAGCATCCTCATACTTTTCTTTCAACGCCTTCGCTTCTTGATAAAACGCGGCCACATTATTTACGAGGTCTACCAGTTCCAGAATCTCACCTGACAGGTCTATCTGGAGATCCAATATATCCCCTAGCTGTGGAAATTGGCCGTCCAGTAACTTTCTCATCTTGTCAATATCTGCGACTAGTGATGCGTCTACAAAACCGGGAATCGAGTTTATCTTATCTTGAACAAGCTCCAGCTTGTCTTCTATGATAGTGAATACACCATCAAGTTCGTCTGCGAGTTCGCCCAGTGCGCCGGCTTGACAATCAATCATAATGCTCTCCTTAGTTCAACCTAATTATTGGTGCATCGACGGCGAATCCCGTTGCACAGATATTCCATATAAATCCCGCTGCAATATTAGACACTTTGCTTCCCACTAGTAGCCGTTCTGTCACGGCAAAATCGAATTCGTCCACAATACTAACTTGTGTATATTTTCCTACTGGTTGGGCAGGCAGAATTTCCAAAAGAGACGGCTCGGGCCCGACAACTTCAATAATCCCCATTAGCGCATTTGTATTAATATATGAAGACTGCAATGAGATGCTTGGTAGTGTTCCTTCTTCAACGACAGGCAAAACCGAGGTGGCTATGTCGATTCCCCCTAATGTGAACAGTTTGAAACTACCATTAGATTTTATAGGAACAATAGCCTTTCCAACAACCTCCGTTGCAGTGGTGGGCACAACCGTGATGGCGTAATCACCCAAACAGGTAGTAGTTATTCCAATATTTGCAAAGAGATTGTATCTCCCACCGACATTATGAATGTAATTAGTGCCAACCCTGGTAACAAGTGACTTCTGAGCAGTAATAAATTTATCTCCTGCAGTCAGTCTGGATTCATCAGACATAATTTCTGTTGTACTATTACCCTGTACTTTGGTAACTTTATTGCCTCGAA